GTATTGATGTTAGTAACTTAACTCAAAGAGAGCAGATGAAAGAGGATGCTAAAGCCAAACGAATTAGTCAGCAAAACACAGAGCAATCTAAGTTAATTAATCAAAGAAAGAACAATTTACCTCCAATGAACTTCGAAAGTAATGAAGATTCCCTTGATGGATTCTCGTTACAAGAATTTTCTCCAAGATGATAGGCATATATAAAGTAACATCTCCATTAGGATATATTTACATAGGTCAATCAATAGATATTGAGAATAGGTTTTGTGATTATAAAAAATTGAAATGTAAAGCTCAATTAAGAATATACAATTCTTTTGTAAAATATGGTGTTGAAAATCATATATTTGAAACAATAGAAGAATGTCCTCTTAATTTATTAAATGAAAAGGAAAGATATTGGCAAGACTTTTATAATGTTTTAGGCAAGCAAGGATTAAATTGCAATTTGGTTTCTACTTATGATTCTCCTAAAGTATTATCAAAAGAAACAAAATTAAAAATATCAAATTCATTAACAGGTCTTAGGCATACTGATGAAAGTAAAGCTAAAATATCTAAAGGATTAATGGGTAGGATTGTTTCACAAGAAACAAGAGATAAAATATCTCAATCAAATAAAAATAAGAAATTTTCTGTTGAAAGAAGGCAGAAAATATCTAATGCTTTAAAAGGAAGGAAAATACCTAAAGAGGTTATTGAAAAAAGAAATAAAAAACTTTCAAAAGGTTTTCACTATAAAGCACGAATTATCGTAAATACTCAGAATGGTGTTTTTTATGATTGCATTGGCGAAGCTGCTGAATGCTACAATATAAAAAGAAGTACATTAAATAATTTTTTAATAGGTCATCGAAAAAACAAAACATACTTAGTGTATGCTAGCTGAATTTGAGCCTCGATAAAAGTGTCACAATTTTTTGTAAATTTGTAACAGATAGTTAAATTAAATCAAATCAAATGGAATACAAGGTAAGATTATTAGATGGTACTGAATCCAAAGGGGTTCAAGAATTAGAGCGAGAGTTAGTCGAAAACCACGAACAACAATTAGAAGCAGAGTCTCAAGCACAACAAGTAGAGTTTGAGCCTGAAGCCACAACTACTGAGCAAGTAGTTTCTCAAGTTGATTTAAAGGATGAAGACGTTCTTTCGTATTTAGGCAAGAGATATAATAAGCAGATTAATTCATTTGATGAGTTAATGGCGGAACGCCAAGAGAGCGAGCCATTACCTGAAGATGTTTCTGCTTATTTAAAATATAAGAAAGATACAGGCAGAGGATTCGAAGACTTCATTCAATTGAAGAAAGACTTTGAATCAATGAACCCTGAGCAACTTCTTAAAGAATACCTGACTGTTACACAGGAGGGGCTCGATAGTGATGACATCGAGGCTTTATTGGAAGACTACCACTTCGATGAGGAGATGGATGATGAGTCAACTATTAAGAAAGCAAAAATCGCAAAAAAGAAAGTTCTTGCTGAGGCTAAGAAATACTTTAATTCTCAAAAGGAAAAATACAGGGTGCCCCTTGAGTCAAGCGTGGTATCTGTTTCCGATGAAGAGAAGCAAATGTATGAGAGCTATAAGCAATATACCCAACAGGCAAAGACCGTAGAGGAGGAGAACAATCGCAAACGTCAATGGTTTGACCAAAAGACGAATGATGTTTTTAGTGGAGAGTTCAAAGGTTTTGAGTTCGACATTAACAACAAAAAGATTATGTTTGCTCCCGGAGATGCTTCGGAACTAAGAAAGAACCAATCTAATCCACAGAATTTCGTAAGCAAATTCTTGGATGAACAAGGTTTAATCAAAGATGCCGCAGGTTATCATAGGTCGTTGTCAATTGCAATGCATCCTGATAAGTTTGCCAAGTTCTTTTATGAACAAGGTTTAGCTGATGCTACTGATGATGTTACTCGTAAAATCAAGAACATCAATATGTCAGAGCGTAGAGCACCTGAAATTGGTAGAGCGACAGATGGAATGCAGGTGAAAGCGGTAAACCCTGATTCAGGACGAAACCTGAAAATACGCAGTATAAAACGAATGTAAAATTTTTAAAATTTAAAAGACAATGGCAGGTTCATTATTAAACAGTCCTACCTTTGCTCTGCAGCCTTCTGCAGAACAAGTAGCATTGCAAACAAACTACATTACTAACTTCGACTTCTTGAATCAGTATCTTCCTGATACATACGAGAAAGAATTTGAGCGTTATGGTAATCGTACGGTATCTTCTTTCTTACGTATGGTAGGAGCAGAGATGCCTTCAAACTCTGACCAAATTAAGTGGGCAGAACAAGGTCGTTTACACATTAAGTACACTAGCTGTACTTCAGCAGCAGCAGCAGCATCTTCAACAGCAACTTTTACTGTGGCTGATTCAGGTGTTACTTACATTGCTATCCGTGTTGGACAAACTTTGATGATTCAAAACAACTCATCAGGTGTATTTAACAAGGCTATCGTTACTGCAGTTCCTTCAGCAACTACTTTCACAGTAGCTTACTATGAGACTGCAGGTCAAGCATTCGCAGTTTCTACTGCTTGTACTGTATTCATTTACGGTTCTGAGTTCAAGAAAGGTACTAACGGAATGGTTGGTTCATTAGAGGCTGAAGATTCAATCTATTCTAACAACCCTATTATCATCAAAGATAAGTATGCGGTTAATGGTTCAGATATGGCTCAAATTGGTTGGGTTGAAGTAACTACTGAGAATGGTGCTACAGGATACTTATGGTATTTAAAGTCTGAGCACGAGACTCGTTTACGTTTCGAAGATTACTTAGAGACTTCTATGATTGAGGCTGTTCCGGCTGCTTCTTCTTCAGGTGCTGCTACTGCAGGTTTCATCGGTTCAGAAGGTATTTTCTACGTAGTTAACAATCGTGGAAACGTTTGGGGTGGTGGTTCTCCAACAACTTTATCTGAGTGGGATTCAATCGTTTCTCGTTTAGATAAGCAAGGTGCAATTGAAGAAAACGTTGTTTTTGTTAATCGTGGATTGTCATTCGACATCGACAATATGTTAGCTCAATTAAACGGTTATACTTCAGGTGGTGTTGCTCAATCAGCTTCATTTGGTCTTTTCGACAACGATGTTGATATGGCGTTAAACTTAGGTTTCACAGGATTCCGTAGAGGTTATGACTTCTACAAGTCTGATTGGAAATACCTAAACGACCCTACAATGCGTGGTGGTTTAAGTACTGCTGCTGCAACTGCAACAGGTACTATTACAGGTTTATTAGTTCCTGCAGGTTCTACTTCAGTTTATGACCAAATTATGGGCAAAAACGCGAAGCGTCCGTTCTTACACGTACGTTACCGTGCTACTGAGGCTGAAGACCGCAAGTACAAAACTTGGATTACAGGTTCTGCCGGTGGTGCTGCAACTAGCGACTTAGATGCTATGGAGGTTAACTTCTTGTCTGAGCGTTGTGTATGTACTTTAGGTGCAAACAACTTCGTACTTTTCCGTTTCGGATAGCGAGTAAGAAGATTACAAAAGGGAGTGTTCTTAAAGACACTCCCTTTATTTTAAATTAAATCAAATTAAATCAATATTATAATGGCAAAGGTTAATACCCCTGTAGATAAAGTCTACAAGTTAAAAATAGGCAATCCGCTTTCGTACACGTTAGCATCTCGTAATCATCCTCGTTTCCCATTAATGTGGTACGATGAGAAAAACAATGTAAACCGTGCTTTACGTTATGCAACCAATCAGAAGTCTCCTTTTGAGGATGAGCAAGATGGAAATGCAATCATTGAGCCAATCATCTTTGAAGATGGTTTTCTTAGAGTTCCAAAACAAAATCCTGTATTACAGCAATTCTTACACTATCATCCATTAAGTGGTATCGTCTTTGGCGAGGTAGACAAAGAGAAAGATGCGGCGGCAGAGGTTGAGGATATGGACTTAGAGATTGATGCTTTAATTCAAGCAAAACAATTATCAATAGACCAAGTAGAAACATTAACTCGTGTAATGTTTGGCAAAGACCCATCAACTATATCTACTGCTGAGTTGAAACGAGACATTTTAGTATATGCAAAAACTGAACCAAGAGAGTTTTTGAATATTTTAAATGACCCTGAATTGCAATTCCAAGCAAAGGTTCGTTTGTTCTTTGAGAATAAGTTGTTAGTTTTGCGTAACAATGACAAAGAGGTGTGGTGGAATACTGCTACAAAGAAGACTAAGTTGCTAGGTGTTCCATACGGAGAAAGCCCATATGAGATTGCAGCACATCACTTACAAAGTGACGAAGGAATTGATTCATTGAAGATGCTAGAGGCATTATCAGAAAATAATTAGATGATTAGTGATTGATTGATTTCAGAAAAGGGGCACTTATTGTGCCCTCTTTTTTTTTATGTATATTTGTAAAAAAAGAACTAATGATAAACTCCGTTAGAAACGCCGTACTATCTATACTCAATAAGAATAATTACGGATATATATCGCCTTCCGACTTTAATCTTTATGCTGCTAATTCGCAGATGGAGATTTATGAAGACTATTTTAGTAGCTATAATAAAGTTATTAATGCAGAGAACGCTCGTATGTCAGGCGTTGATTATGCAGACATTGAGCAACCTATTGCAGAGGTATTGGAATACTTCTTGCGTACAGACTATCTTACTAAGATTTCTACAAATAAATTCTCAATGCCTACTGTTGCTACAACAGGTTATGATACTTATATGTTATTGGATACAATTGTTAAGCCTGTTGTTTTAAAAACAGGAACAAACACATCTGTGGTATCTAGTCAATTAGTAGACACATCAGGAGCATTTATTACAAATGGTGTTACAGCGGGAGACGTTGTAACCAATATCACGACAGGGTTGGTATCTACGGTTACATCCGTAACAAGCAATACTGTATTGGTATTGGATTCAAATATTTTCCTAGCAAGCGGTAACTCTTATGGAATCTTTTCTTCATCTTCAAAGGTGCAAGCAGAGAAAGTGATTAATAATAAATTAGCTTTATTACTTAACTCTAATTTAACTAATCCAACAAAAGAGTTTCCAATTTACGCATTACAAGGAAGTACTTTAACTTTTTATCCAACAACAATCTCTAATAAGGGACAAGTTGAGGCTACTTATTTTAGGTACCCTAAAGCTCCAAAATGGACTTATATTACTTTAACAAATGGAGAGCCTGTTTTTGACCAATCGCAAAATGATTATCAAGACTTTGAACTACCTGCTGAAGAGGAATATAAGTTAGTAACTAAAATACTTCAGTATTGTGGTATATCAATTAGAGAGACTGAGGTTACTCAATTTGGAATGGTTCAAGAGCAGCAACAAAAGCCTACGTTTAGTATGCAGTAATAATAAAATCATAAAAGATGACTTATATATCGCAGTATCAATATTATGAAAATGGTGGAGCAAATCCTGAAGACAAGAATTGGGGTTCATACCAATACGTTAGCTTACAAGATATTGTAAATAATTTCTTGTTAATGTACTCAGGAAACCATTCATTGGTAAACAACGAGGAGAAATACAAGGTATTGTTTCACGCTAAACGTGCGGTGCAAGAATTAAACTATGATGCTTTTAAAGAAATGAAAGTGTTAGAGTTAACGGTTCCTGATAACTTACGTTTTATTTTACCATCTGATTATGTGAATTGGGTTCGCATCTCTTTGTACAAAGATGGTTGGCTTAGACCAATGTCAGAGAACATACAAACTCTTTCAGCAAAAGCATACCTTCAAGATAACACAGGACGTATTTTGTTTGACAACTTAGGTAATGCATTATCTCCTGAGTACTCAGACATTGACTTTGATAGACTAACTAGAATAAAAAAGAGTATCTATTTGAATCAAGGAAGCCAATACGATGGGCAATACGGTTGGAACTATGATGGTATGTGGTACTTTGATTACAGCATTGGTACTGCGTATGGTTTAAATACGGAGACAGCTAACTTCAATCCTACATTTAATGTAGACCGCAAGGCAGGAGTTATTAATTTTGACTCTCCAATGGTTGGTCAGCAATGCGTATTAGAGTATGTGTCGGATGGTATGGAGGGTGGAGATAACTCGTTGATTACGGTAAACAAATTGTTTGAAAAATATGTGTATGCTTACATCCAATATGAGATTTTAAATGCTAAATTTGGTGTACAAGAATATGTGATTAATCGTGCTAGAAAAGAGAAATCAGCACTATTAAGAAACGCAAAGATTAGAATCAGCAATATTCATCCGGGCAGACTCTTAATGAATTTAAGAGGTATGGACAAGCAAATAAAATAAAATGGCAAAAGTTACAAGAAATTTCTTGAAAGGTCGGATGAATAAAGTCGCTGACCAAAGAGTTATACCTGATGGAGAATATGTAGATGCGATGAATATTCGTATGGGTTCTACTGAAAATTCAGAACTTGGTGCAATTGAGAATACAAAAGGTAACTTGCCATTGACCTCGTTAATTTACGTTAACGGGACCGCTTTAAGTGCTAACGCTAAATGTATAGGTGCTATACAAGATAGTGCCGCAGAGACGATGTATTGGTTTGTACACGACCCTAGCTTTACAGTAGGTGCGACAGGCAAACTTGATTTGATTGTTTCTTTCAATGTATCCACAAACATACTAACGTATAACGTTATTAGTGTTAATGATGGAAGCGGAACAAAGACAACACTTAATTTTAATCCTGCATATTTAATTACAGGAGTTGACATATTGGATGATTTATTATTCTTTACAGATGATTATAATCCTCCAAGATGTATTAACATAAATCGAAATTATGCAGACCCGGTATCTAATATTGACCAATTTAGTGCAGAGTCAATTTTAGTTATTAAGAAGCCACCTATTCAGGCACCGGCTGTACAACCTATTGTTACAAGTAGTCAGGAGAATTATTTAGATACTCGCTTTATTTGTTTTGCTTACCGCTACCGCTACATTGATGCGGAGTATAGTGCTACATCACAATGGTCTCAACCTTCTTTTGTGCCTAAGCCATTTGAGTTTAGCACATCAAGTTACTTAAATGAGGGAATGACCAATCTATGCAACTCAGCAATTGTTACTTATAATTCAGGTGGACCATTGGTGGTTGGCATTGATTTGCTTTTTAAGAAAGCAGATGGCAATATTATCAAAGTAATTGAAAGGTTAGATAAAGCTAATTTAGGTCTTGCTAACAATACTGACTATCAGTTTACGTTTACTAACAGCAAGATATTTACCATTCTTTCAGAGGCTGAGTTACTTAGACTTTATGACAACGTGCCTCAGTATGCGAAATCGCAAACAATGATGGGCAATAGATTAATGTATGGCAACTACATTGAAGGATATGACTTGGTAGACCAATTTGGTGTGCCATTAAAACTAGAGTACACAGTTGGTTTAACATCAGCTGATATTGGATATACGACACTTACTGACGATGCTGTTGATGGTACTTATACTATTAATGGCTCAAGAAGTGTTGTAGATGCAATTGTTACATTTGACTTAGTAGGACAGAGCTTGAATGCAGGCTCTATTATTAATTTAGAAGTAAGAATTACTCACTCTACTTTCTCAGGTCAAACACCATTCCCATCAGCAACTACAACAAATGTTGACTTAAACTTTGCATTTAATTTATCAAAAGATTATGGCTCAGTATTTGAGATGGCAACAAGTGCTGAGTTTCAAAGTGCGGTAGGAACAATAGGTAATATACAAACAGTTGCTAATGCGTGTAATGGAATTACATTTACGGATATATTCAATTGTGCTATCCCTAGCCCACTTGGAACTGTATTAAAGAAAGCTAGTGGTATTAGTGCTGTTGCTCAACCTATTGGTATTGTAACAACACCTGTAAGTAGCTCGATTGGTTTTCAATTCCCTGCAATGCAGTTTGTAGACAATCTAACTACACCTACTCAAACATTGTATGAGTACTTTACTGTTGTAAGTGCATCTGCTACTTTTCAAGAAATAGCAAATAATCAGAGCTTGCATAGCAATCGTGACTACGAGATTGGTATTGTGTATATGGATGAGTATAACCGTTCTTCAACAGCATTGGTTAGCCCAAACAACACTCAGCACGTACCTTGTAGTTTGTCTGCATCTCAGAACACTTTGCAAGTTACAATACCACCATCTCAAGTTCCTCCTTATTGGGCAACAAGATATAAGTTTGTAATCAAGTCAGATGCTCACGACTATGAGACTATCTACTCAAGTATATTCTTTCAGGACCCAATAACAAATAGTGCATACTTTTTGCTTGAAGGCGAGAATGCTAGAAAGGTTGAGGTAGGAGATAGATTGATTGTTAAAGCGGACTCAAGTGGTGCCTCATCAGGATGCGTATATGCCACAGTTCTTGAGAAAAGTTCTCAATCTGCAAACTTTATTGAGATACCAAGTGCGTTAGACCCTGATATTTTTATACCAATTCCGGCAGGAGTTTACATAAAAATGAATCCAAGCAATTTTAATATTGAAACAGACGAGTTGGCTGTAATCAATCCCGGATTAATTGGTGTAACAGAGAATGATGTAGGAGAATATCCTATTTTATTCTATCCAATGAACTATTACGATACCGTAACATCTCTTTGGGTTGATTATACGGTACCTTCAGGAAGCAAGATTGCTGTTAGTTTTAAGCAATTTAGAGCAGGAGTAGGCAATAGTTGTGAAGAAAGAAGAAATACATTAATTAGAACTTTTACTGCTAATAATACATATGACAATATGTATGATTGGTTTGTAGGAGATAGCATTGCTCAATACTTAAATGATGGCGACAGAGTTGCAGGCGGCGGTGCTCCTGTACCTGACAATCAATTTGTATCAGCTATTGCTACAACGGCAGGAGATATTCCTACTGATTTGCTAATTAACTATTACAAGTTTTATAGAAATGCAGCTACTAATCAGTTGCAGTTAATGGTTACAGGAACCGAAAGATGTAGTGGTGTTGGTTATGGTAATGACCGTGCATCTAATGTTCAAGTAGACATTACGGTATTCCGTGCAGATAAAAACATTATATTTGAAACAGAACCATTAGAAACATTACCTGATGTATTTTTTGAAAATGAAATGTCTTTTGCTATTACTAGTGGTAATCATATGGGTAATACCCAAAACCAAAATATAGCATCAAATATTCCTGCAATTGTTGACACTAAGTTCTTTAACTGTTTTGCTTTCGGAAACGGAGCAGAGAGTTACAAGATTCGTGATTCAATTGTTGGTGTAACTTTTAACTTTGGTAACAGAGTAACTTCAGTATCTGAGCAAGACTATCAGCAAGCACATAGATTTGCTGACATTACTTATAGTGGCGTTTATAATGCTGAGTCTAATATTAATAAGTTGAATGAGTTTAACTTAGGCTTATTAAACTTTAAAAGACTAGAGACTTCGTTTGGAAACATTCAAATAATGGATGGAAGACAAACGGATGTACTTGTTTTGCAAGAAGACAAAATATCATATGTACTATCAGGAAAGAACTTACTGTCTGATTCTACCGGAGGTGGAGCAGTAACATCTGTACCTGAAGTACTAGGCACTCAGATTGCAAGAAGCGAAAAGTATGGTATTAGTTTTAACCCCG